AAGAAAACTTGAAGGTGTTCATCCTGATTTGGTAAGGGTTGCTAAAACAGCTCTTGCCAAATCCTCTGTAGACTTCGGTATTACAGAAGGTGTTAGATCTTTAGAAAAACAGAAGATCTTATACAACACAGGCGCATCTAAAACAATGAAGTCAAGACATCTTACAGGTCATGCTGTAGATGTTATTGCCTATGTAAATGGTTATACCTACGAGCCTTTTTCTCTCTATGTAAATATTGCAGAGGCCTTTAGGCTTTCTGCTATCGAACATGATGTAGAAATTTTATGGGGTGCAGCTTGGTTAAAGGCACTTAACTATTATGACTCAGCCGAACTAGCTAAGTCTACTTACGTTAAGGCTCGTTGGGATCAAGGAAAACGCCCCTTTATTGATGGCCCCCATTTCCAACTTACTTGGAAGGATTACCCACAATGAAGACTTACAAGAGGGAGCTAGCAATTGCGCTATTTATACCACTATTTTTTACAGTCTGGAAAGGTGATGCTTCAATGGCTGAAGTTCTTGTTTGGCCTACGTTTAGCTTTGCCGCTCTTGCTTTTGGTCTCGACTGGCATGGTAAGCAGTTGCAGCAAACTCCCTCTGGGCCTTCTCAGCGGAGGAACCAACGTAGCAGCCAATACGCAAATAGGCAAGACGACGAACCAGAATATCGGGAATACCCAGAATACAGAGCAGAAGATAGTCCGCCCTCAAGCAAGGACCATTAATCAATCCTCTGATACTTCTGAGGTAAAAGCAGATACTGTCGATAGTATTACTGTAAATAATATTCCGCCTTGGTTTATTATATTCTTTATGCTTTGGTCTTTATTTTTATGGGAGTTGCCAAGGCCAAGTGATATCGGCAGAGGTATAGGTAATTTTTTCCAAAAATACCTGACCTTTAAGAATAAAAGTTAAATGGAGACAGGCTTAAACTCTCAAGTTTTCCTGAATGTCTCCCTAGTGAGGGGTGTAGATATTTTGTCTATGACACGGGGTTAGGCTAAAGCCAACCGCTACACCCCTCATTTTATTAGAAAATTATTACCTGACTTTTAAGAAGGAGGAGTCCCCGTGGCTAAAAGCAAAGATCCTCGTTTCGAACGAGCCGGAGTCTCTGGTTACAATCAACCAAAGAGGACTCCAAATCATCCTACTAAATCTCATATTGTTGTTGCTAAAGAGGGCGACACAATTAAAACAATTCGCTTTGGTGCTCAAGGTGTAAGTGGCTCTCCCAAGAAAGAGGGTGAATCAGAATCTTATAGAAAGCGTAGAGAGTCTTTTAAAGCAAGACACGCAAGTAATATTGCTAAAGGAAAACTTTCCGCTGCGTATTGGGCCAATAAAGTAAAATGGTAAAAGAGGACTTCACTCATGTCTCAAATTAAACAACCTATGAAGAATTATAAGAAGAGTGTTGCTGATCCTACTTCAAAGTATCATTCTCTTGTACCACTATGGAAAAAATCAAGAGCCATCTTGCAAGGGCAAGCTAACGCTAAAGCGCATGATGATGTTCTCTTAAGCAACAATACAAATCTTCTGATCCCTTTTTCTCCAAGTATGACTGGAGCACAATACGAGTTTTATAAGTCCGAAGCTGAACTTCCGGGTTTAACTTCTCAATATTGTAAAGTTCTTATTAGTGCGCTGTTGAGAAAAGAATCACAAATGCGGCTACCAAAAGATCTTCCTGACGAGGCTACCAACTGGATTAAGAATGAGTTTACCGCTGAAGGTAAATCCATTTTTAACTTTTTAGACAATGCTCTATGGGAAGAGCTTCAGACTTCTAATGCTTGGGTCTATGTTGATCGTCCTTCTGTTTCTGATGAAGAATACGACATGATGTCTACCGAGGAACGTGATACAATTAAACCCTATCCTGTTCTTATTCAAGCTGAAAATGTTATCAACATTCAAACAGCTATCCATCCTATTACTCGTAAGAAAACACTTACACGTTTCATCACTCGTTATCTTTCAGAAAACTTTAAACCAGATAATCCTTGGCATCCAGACTATGTTGATACTGTCGCCGATCATTATCTCGATGAGTCAGGATATCTTGTAATCGACATCTATCAGAACAAAGATCCAAACTCTGAAGTTAAAGTTCTTAATGGTGAAGCAAGACAAGAGTATCCAGTAGATGTTACAGAAGGTGGATTTGAAAAAGTTAACACTGTAGTCCCAATGTTCTTCGGTGAGAGACTCAATCGTATTCCTGCTTGGCCACTTAACGGTCAGTTTGATTATGTTGAACCCGTTCTTATGCCACTTATCGATAGAGAAGTAGCACTTTACAATAAGGTTTCTCGTCGCAATCACCTGCTGTATGGCGCTGCAACTTATACGCCAGTTGTGCAGTCTGACATGACAGATGAAGAATTTGATACCTTAGTAGGTGCAGGGCTTGGTACATGGCTTCGTGTTCGCAAGGATGAATCTATCACTGTTCTTGAAACACCTACAACTGCTCTTGCTGATATGGATAGAGCAATTACTGCTACTGTGGATGAAATGGCTAAGATGGGTATCCGCATGTTGTCTCCTGAGATGGCTGCTTCAGGTGTTGCGCTAGAAATTCGTAATGCTTCTCAAACCGCACAGCTTGGTACACTCAATGCTAAAATCTCTGGTACTATGCGTTCAATTCTTGCATTCATACTTAATTGGAAGTATAACACAAAGTATACAGCAGATGATATCGAGTTCCAACTATCAAGTGACTTCTCACCCATGGTCGGTGGTGAAGGCGCTATGCGGCTCGTTTCCGAGTGGTATCAGAGTGGAATTATTTCTCGTGATACATTTATCAATATTGCAAAGTACAATGATTTCCTTCCCGCTGATTACGATGATGAAGCGGCAGTAGAACAGATTCAAACAGATCCTCTTGTTAATACTGTTCCAGACAATCAGATTGACTTGCAGCAATAAAAGTTCAGGCTCTGCTCTATAGCATCCTACTTGTCCTGAGTACGACCTTAAACTGCTCTCTAACCTAACTACTCAAGGGAGTACTAGATGGATATTAATGACAAAATTTACAGTCGTATTGTCGAGCACATGCTTGATGTTCGTTTATACGAAGAGGGCGTTCAGTTACAAAACCGCCGTATTATGACTCGTCACAAGGAAAACTTGTTTAAATTATTAAATAAAGATATTCGTGCCGATGTTAAAAAAGAAGCAGTAAGGTTTGCTAGAGAATTAGACTCGCACCTTGTTAGCTCTATCAAAGAATTTTCTACTTCTCAACTTTCATTTCATGCCGATAATTTCTACAAAGATGTAAAAGGCTTTTATAAGGTTGAAAAACCTAAAACAAAGGAACTACTTGAAGAAATTATTGGCCCTACGATGAAGGGTGAGAGAACACTAACTAAGAATGTCGTTAATATCTCCTCTGGAGAGTTAGTTAGAATTCAGACTAAAGTTAAAGCTGGTCTTGCTAATGGCAAGCCACCTAAAGAGATTATTGCTGATGTAATGCGGACAACAAAGCTTACTGAGGCACAGGCATCTACTTTGACTAGAACAGCAATTACTAGTACACAGAGTGCGGCTTTAAATAGAGTTGTTCTTGCAAACAAGCCCCTGATTAAGGGTTATTTGTTTAGTGCTATTTTAGACAGTCGTACAAGTCCTATTTGTTCACATCACAACGGTAAAGTCTATGATGTTGATGATAAGCGGTTTGTTCCTCCTTTACATTGGAATTGCCGTAGTACGCTTATTCCTGTACTAAAATCAAAGACAGAACTAGCAGAAACAGATGCAAAAGAGATAAACAAAAAGGCGCTTGAAAAAGTAAAGCCAGAGTTACTAACAGGGGTTCCACCTAAGAGAGAATCCTTTGGTGAGTGGTTAAAAAGACAGACTTTTGATGTTCAGAAGAGTGTGCTTGGTGGTGAAGATAAGGCAAACATGTTTAGGGAAGGCAAGCTGAAATATGATCAGTTTATCACTCAAACAGGCAAAGCACTTTCTATTCAGGCATTAAGGTCTAAGGCTACACAATTAACTGCCGTGTTCAGACCTAGACAGAAGCTTAGAGAAAAAGATACTATTATTAAGGTTTCTAAACCAAGTGTGTTAATTAGAAGCCCCGAGCATAAAGATGCTCTTAGACAGATGATTCTTATGGACGCAGATGATTATAACAAAACGTTATCACTTTCTGATTATAAAGGCGTCACTCTTGCTGGTAAGCAGGACTCTAGGCGCAGAACAGGTAATGTTTTTGATGAAAGAAACTTTTCAGCAGATCCTCTTACAGGTGAAATTAAAAATAACTTGATCTATGACCCAGACTTTAATTTACTACAAGAACGTATTGACTTTATGAAGGCCTCTAAACTCATCTCTTCGGAAGAAAAAGAGTTTATTGAGAGTGTTATTAGCGGCCTTGATGACAAGATTTCTGTCAATCAACAAACAGTTATGGTTGAGAATTTAAGAGTTGTATTTGAGCGGTATGCTAAGGATAAAACTCCTTGGGAGGACTTTCCGGCTGTTGTTAGGGCTGAAAATAGATTCGCTGTTCAAAACGTGGCTAGATTACTTGATACAAGATCAAGAAAGAAATCTGAGCTTTTTCTAAGCTACATGAACCTTAAAGACGAAGTCCCTAAAGTAAATATCATGGGTAAATATTACTCGTTTGATGAGCTTCAAGAGAATCTGTTAAAAGATCAAAGATTTATTGATAACTGGAGAGCCAAGGATGGCGCCAAGCTAGCAAAGAAACTTTATTTCTCAGGAAGAACTCCGCTTAAAGTATACTTTCAAAGCTATGCTAACAAGTTTCCAACTCAAAAAAAGTTCGTTAAGAACACTATGATGAAGTACCCGAGAATCAGTAGGGCTATCGTTGATCAACAAATCAAAGAGGCTCGCTCGATTAGTGACTTTGAGAAGGTAAAAAAGCTTAATGAGTTCCGAAAGGAGCTTGACAAGGCTACTGGAAATAAGATTATAGATAAAGTATACAATTTTATCTTTGAAGAAAAACCACCAACAGAAGCATTTATTACAAAGCTACTCAGGCTTGCAAGAGAGCAAGAGCGAAGGATTCTTGATCTAGAGTTCTTTTATGCTAAGAGGGCACCAAGTTCTCTTATCATGGATAATAAGTCCTTAGATACGATTACAAATGCTATTAAATTAGTTGCTTCGGGGCAGTCTACAGACTACGATTCCCTGGCAATCAATATTGGTAAGCTGTTTAACGATAACTTTAAAGATCTATTCCCATTTACGTCTCATACCTTAAAAGACCATCACAAGATTGGGTCCGAGGTATTAGACTTTCTTAAACAAAAGGGTGTCATTAAAGTTCAATTTAGAGGTAAAGCTCGCAGAGGTGTAATTGATCTAGATACAGGTAGACCGTCTGGAGGTTGGGCAGAAACTATTTCAAGAGAAGTCATTGTTGTTGATAAACAAATTCTAAAGCTTCAAGAAGCAGAAAGAAGAGTTACAATTGCAAGACGTATTGGAACTGTAGAACCCAGAGATCAGCTTTATGTCAGGCCTAATGAAAAGGTATTCTTTGATGCTCGTGGTAATAAAACAGGTATTCCTATCATCTCAAGAGATAAGTTTCCTGACTATGATAAAGCTCAGATTGACCGTGATATCGCTAATATGTTAAATCATGTTAGTAGCGTAGAGTATGGTGTTGATAACGAATTCTTTGACTTTATGGATGACTTACTCAGATTCAGAGACCCAAGGGGTAACTCTAAGTATTACGATTCTATCAACGAATTTAGACACGAGATTCTTAACCGTGGTGAACAGGGTTACGGCATGATGGCTACAGCAAAATGGCATCGTATTCGGGGTAAAAACTTTAAGACTCAAGTCTTTATGGACTCTCGTGGCCGAGTGTATCACCGAGGTTATCTAACACCTACGGGGGGTGAGCTTGTTCGTCCATTTTTAAACTCAGGAAGAGCTATATCAATGTCTATTGACGCTGTAGATGAGCTTAGAGTTCAATTAGGCGCAATGATTGGTCCGGGGACAGAAGCTTTAACTCAAGCGGGCCGTAGAGAGATCTTTAGAAGAAATGAAAAGGGTCTTTTAGAAATCGGCGAGTTAATGATGGCAACCACTCAAAGAGATCGTAGACTCCGTGAATTTCTTGAGCATCCTCTTGTCAAAGGCTTAGAAGGAGCTGAAGTTGCCAAAATGGCAAGGTTAGCCTTAGAATATACTAGGGTATATAAGCATGTTAATGGAGATTTTGCAAATCCTCGGTTATTAAGCAGTTATAAAACAAAACTTATGATCGAGAATGACGCATCCTCTTCTGGTGCTCAAATTATTGCCTTATCAACTGGTGACAGACAAATTGCACAGGTATCCAATGTTGTTGCTACTACTCAAAAGAACAGGCTATATGACCTTGTTGCGATGGATACAGTAAATGATCCTGAATTCCTTAAAATTCCATCGCTAAGAGATGCTAACCTAACTTGGGAAGATCTTGCAAAAGCTGCTAAAGCACAAAACATGGTCTCATTTTATGGTGCGGGTGCTGCTACTAAGACAGCAAATGTCTCTGCAAAATTGTCAAAAGTCCTAAACGAAAAAGGGTTTATTACTATCACTAAAGATCAGCTTGGTGAGCAACTTCGTATAGTTGACGGGCAAATTAAAGTAGCTGATAAGCTTGGTGCAGATGTTACTAAGTCTTCTCTAGAGGCATTTAGGAAAGAACTTATTGAGCTTGTTAACTCAGGGCAACCTGTTGGAAGAGAAATTTTGAAAGAAGCCTTGGAAATTCACCCTGATACTGCCTTGTTTGTAGAAAAGCTTACTAACGCAAGAACAGGGTTTGTAGGTCCGAAAGACTTTTCAGAGATTAATAGAATTATGTCTAAAAATCTCGCCCAAAGAGCACCTGTAACTGATGAGTTTATCACTTATTGGAAAAGAGTTGCAAAGATATACGTTAATGAAACTCAGAAATCAGATATTCCATGGGTTACATTTGACGGTAAAGTTATGATGCAGAGGTATAGACCTCAAATTCAAGAAAGAATTGAGTTTACCGATCCAGTTACTGGTCGTAAAATTGCGAATATCTATGAAGATAGCGCAAAGGATGGTAGACTTATTGGTAAAAGTTCTCTAAACAGTGCAAGTATTGGTTTAGGAGTTAACGGAAACCATAGTAATGACGCAGTTATTGTTCGTAAGTTTCACTTGTGGGGCTTGAAGAATAATGTGCAAACAGGTACAATCCACGACGCTTTTTTCACGAATATCGGAGAAGCTCGCCGTGCCAAAGACGCCCTAAGAACCATCTACGCAGATGCTCTTGAAGGCGATACAATTCGTAAAACTCTGGCAAAGATGAAAAAAGAAGGTCTTTCTGATAAATCTTACAGAGCATTGCTTGACGAAGCAAAACAATTAGGATTAATTGATCCGCCTAATAAACTTACTAGAGCGGACATATTAGCCGACTTTAAAGAAGGAGAGGATTGGTATGGTATCGGTCCTTGATCTATTTACAGTTATAGTTTATTTGTAATAGCCTATAACTTCTATTTTAACGGGGTCTGTGACTCTAATCATATTAAACTCAGTCTGTGACTGGAAAGGATTATCAATGAGTATTGAAGAATTAAAAGCAAATATCGCTGAAAAAGAACGTAATCTTGCTGCAATGGAGGAGGACGATGAGTCTTATGCTGCTGCAAAGGCTGAAGTTGATGCTCTTAAACAAGAGCTAGCAAAGGCAGAAAAAGGTGACGATACTAATAATACTAGCGATAAGAAAGATGATATCGAAGCTATTGTCGAAGAACGACTAGCTAAGATGAAAGCTAATATGGACCGTATGGCCAAGGAGCGTGATGAAGCCTTCAAACTTAAAGCGGAAATGGAAAAGTCAAAGAAAGACGCCGACATTGCTCGCATGAAAGAAGAAGGGAAGATTCAAGAAGCTCTCGAAATGGAATTAGCGGAGGCGAAAGCTAAGCTATCTCTATATGAACAAGATATCACTTCACTACGCCGTGATAGCGTTGTAAATGATGCTCTTGCTGGTCTTGAGTTCCGTAATGAGAAATCCCGAGAGATGGCTCGCCGAGAAATCGTAGATGACCTAATCCAAAACGATCAGGGTCAATGGGTCCACAAAACAGGTTCTTCAATTAAAGACTTTATTGAGTCCTACGCTAAAAACGAAGATAACTCCTTCCTGTTCCGTATTAAAGCTAATACTGGCGCAGGTACTAACACTTCTGCTGGCGTCCCAAATACAACACCTAAGAAATCAATTCTTGAGATGTCAACAACAGAAGTACTAGATCTGGCTAAGAAAGGTCAGTTAGGTAACTTTAAATATTAACTATAAATAATAGGATTAAATAAAATGGCTATTACAAACACAGATTTTCAGTCAGTAGCACTCGCAATTTCTGCCTATGCAGACGAAGCCTACACCACTGAGCGTAAACTAAACTCAACTGGTATCGTTGGTCAGCGTAGCGATATTACCGCAGATGGTGAATCATTCATTGGTCAATTCCGTTGGTACAAGCCCCTATCAGCTAACATCAACGTTCCTTCACTAAGCAACGCTGCTGCTGGTTCATACACCGACATCACCACTGACATTGCAAACTATGTCAAGACTGTTCGTACCTTTGGTGCGCAGCAAGTAAACCTTCAGGAAGTCGTAACCAAGCAAGATGGTCTTGCTAAGATTGCTCGTGACTTTGCTCAGGTTCGTGGCGAAGATGAAGGCAATGCACTTATGGCCGTCCTAAAGGGTGTTTCTGCTTCTGAAGTTGCTCTCGGCGATGCAGGTGGTTCAGGTAACGGTGGTATCGTTGACTTTGATACTGATGCAGATGCTTCTGCAACTGGTTTCTTCGTAGATGTAAATGCTGCTGGTGCTTTCGGTGCTGCTGCTACTGGTTCTTCCGACGCACGTCGCCTCTTCGACTCTACCGCTATCGGTGCTGCTCGTGGTGAGCGTCTATTCCGGGCTATCGGCATGGGCTTCAAAGACTATGAGCCTGCTTACATGTATCTAGTAACTTCACCCGAAGTTATGGCTGAGATGCGTGCTGCTAACCTCGTTGACCAGACTAAAGTTCAGGATGGTAACCTTGAGTTTGACACCATCTTCGGTGGTAAGTTCCGTCTAGTCATGACCCGTGCAAACCAGATGCTCTCTGGTGCTGCTACTGGCGACCTAAACGCACAATCAACCAAGTGCTCATTCATCATCAAGCCTTCTTCAGTCGCTGCTGCTGGCGTTATGGTTCCAACTCCTGTTGAAGTTGACCGTGACCCTGCTTCCTACACTGGTGGTGGCTCAACCAACATCTGGTATCGTTATGGCTTCATCATGCACCCACAAGGTTATGACTGGGCGGGCGCTACTAACGCTTTCGCAACCAATGCTAACTACGCTGCGGCTGCTTCTTGGACTCGTAAGATGGACTACCTAAACCTAGGTATTCTCCCAGTCTTCCACTCATAATTATTAGGAGGGGCTAATGGCACTAGAACTAAACACAAATAGTTATGTAACAGTAGATAATGCTGATTCATACTTTGAAACTCGTATTGATAGTGCCGCTTGGTTTGACGCTTCAGATGAGGTTAAAGAACAAGCATTAGTTACTGCAACTCAGCTTGTAGATGACAATGCTTGGATTGGCTCTGCTGTTAGCCCTTCTCAGGCTCTGGCTTGGCCTCGTAAATATGCAATCTACTACGATCAAAGATTAGGTCAAGAGATTTCCTTCTCTGTTACCGAAATTCCAGAGAGGCTTAAGACTGCTATTTACGAGCAAGCATTACATCTTGTTAATAATGAAGATCTTTTAGCTGGAACTACTCAGACCTTTGAGTCGATTTCTATTGGCAACATTAGTATTTCAGACTCTAATAATGATGTTACAAGAGTTCCGATGAAGCCATCTATTGTCATGAAGCTTATTAAGCCACTAATCAAGGTT